TCTTAATTGATACAGCAACTTCTAATCCATTGCTTTATAGAATGCCAGAAGCTATTGTTAATGAAGTAAGTATTGACTTTGATGTTGACGGTATTGCAACTCTTAACTGGTCAGGTTTCGCAAAAGAAATTCAAGATAATTCAGAGAAATTAGGAATATCAAGTACGCATACTGCTACCGTATCTGGCGGTAGAGTTGGCGGAGGTAATCTTGTACTTGGAGACCTTATTATTGATACAGGTAATTCAAGAGCCGTACATATTTGTAATAATGTTGGCTCATCTACTGCCACTGTAACGCAGGCTATCGATGAGGCTACCACTAGTACTCAGAACTTTATCCGTAACCGACTAACTGGTGTAACTATTGAAGCTGCTGATGCTGCTGATAAAGTAGCAGGTACCTTCCCAGGAGCTTATGCTACTATTAGCGCTATTGATAATACTAATAAGGTATTTACTACTAGTACAGCGCACGGGTTTACAACAGGGGACCAAGTTTATATCACTGGATGTACAGGTAATGTAGTCCCTAACGGTACTCACTTATATGTACGTGTAGGAGACCAAACAGGTACTTATGCAGGTACTACTAATCCTACTACTGAGTTCGCTTTGTTTGATAGCAAAGCTGAAGCTGAAAATTTGACCAATGCTACAGGTTTGCATAGTGCTACTTATACAGGAACTTATAATGCCAATACAGGTGTAGTTGCAAATGGTCAGTATAGTTTGACAATGACCGGTGGTAATTTTAATATCGGAAACAATATTAGTTACCTAGTACCGGAAGAATTGGGTGCAATTAACAAGCCACTTGAACACGTAACGGGTACACGAACTTCTACTGGTAATGCAACTTGTTATCTAACTCTTGAAGATACTGATAGCAGTAATGGTACTTCTAGACAGTTCTTTAACGACCTAGTAGGTACAGGCGCTATGGCCAAAGTTGTGAACAAGTTTAAAGTTGAGATGCATATTGGTGGTACAGCTGCTACAGCTAACACTACTGATCCCGCATTGAAAGTTACATTCCCAACTGCTCACATTGAGGTTCCCTCTCACTCTATTGAAGATGTGATTTCTCTTGAGACAAACTTCACGGCACTTCCAACAGACTTTGGAGCTGCTGATGAAATAACTAATCTTGAGTATAGACCACCTTCCACTTACTAAGGATAAGGGGCTTCGGCCCCTTTTTCCTCTCACCCTGCAAAAATAATTCTTGACATTTATTGTCTTATACAGTATAATTTAACTTTTAATCAAGGACAGATTTACCCATGCCAGAGTCAAAAACAACAGACGTTAAGCCACAAGTTTCATTAAAGAGTCTAATGACTCCAAGCAAGACAGTTAGTATAGAATACCCACGCTTTAAAGGTATGACTGTTGATCTGTGTTACTTAGCACGTGAAGAGCTTGTAAAACTAAGAAAAAGATGTCTTAGTACTAAATGGGATAAGAAAAGTCATCAGCCCCTTGAAGAATTTGATGAAGAAAAATTTATTGTAGAATACTGTAAAGCAGTTATAAAAGGATGGAAAGGCTTAAAATATAAATACTTAGAAGAGCTTCTATTAGTGGATATAAGCAGCCTAGACCCAGAAGATGAATTACCGTTTACTGCGGATAATTCGGAATTGTTGATGAAAAATGCGAATGACTTCGACACTTGGGTAACTGAAACAGTAGGTGACCTTGAAAATTTTACCAAAAGCAAGTAGTTGAAGTACAGAAGCTACTTGAAAGGTACGTTCAAGAACAAGGCGCTATAGACTTAGAGAAATATCTAAGAATATGTGAACAACTGGGACAAGAGCCTGATCCCGCTAAAATGCCGCTCGACTCTTCGGAATTTCCTGAGGAAGTCCAAGTGGCATTTTTTATGTTCTCACTTTTATCAGATAGATGGGATGGAATGTCTGGTAGCTACTTAGGAAAAGATTGGAATTCTTGCAGCTATATATTTTCGGTATATGAAGTAGAAGACCCAAAAACTACACTATTTTTTATGAAGATGTATGAAGCAATTTTGGTAATGCATAGAATGGAAAAAGCTGAAGAAAAGCGTAAGCAAGACGAACGTAAATCTCAGCAGGGGGGTAAAACATACACCCATAACGTAAGAGGCTAATGGCTAAAAAGAATCAAGTTTACATTGATGTAGTAATTGATGATAAAGGCACTACTAAACGTGTTGCTGTCGATGCGAAAAAGCTTGGTATGGAGCTTGATAAAGCAGGTGCGGGTGCTGAAAAAACTGCTAAAGGGCAAGACAAGCTAAATAAAACTAATAAAGACTTAGATAGAAATATGCGTGGGGCGGCAAAGATGACGTCCAACAGCACGAAAGAATTTTCAAAAATGCGACAAGGAATGGGTGGCCTTGTTGGAACTTATGCAACTCTTGCAGCCCAAGTCTTCGCCGTATCGGCAGCATTTCAGTTTTTACAAACTGCTTCAGACTATAGGAATCTTATAGCAGGTCAGGAAGCTCTTGGCGCAGTTTCTGGTACAGCTTATAAAACTATAACTAATGGTATTATTGAGGCTACTGATGCTCAAGTAAAATATGCAGATGCAGCAAGAGCCGCCGCTATTGGTAGTGCTGCAGGACTAACCTCAACTCAATTAACTAAGCTAGGAACAGTAGCTAAGAACGTATCTTTTGCACTTGGTCGAGATTTAACCGATTCATTTAATCGTCTTGTGCGTGGCGTAACGAAAGCAGAACCAGAACTTTTAGATGAATTAGGTATTATTTTAAGACTAGAAACTGCTTCGGAGAAATATGCTCAGAAATTAGGAGTAGCTGCTAGTGAACTAACAGCTTTTCAGAGAAGTCAAGCAGTAGCTAACGAAGTATTAGAGCAAGGCGAACGTAAGTATGCTGCAATTCAGGCAATGATGGACCCTGATGCTGCAGCTTTACAACAATTTGCTAAATCATTTGATGACTTAGCAAACACATTCCGTAAAATGGTAATAGATGGGCTTACCCCCCTTCTTCAATTTCTTAGTAAGAATACTTTAGCTTTTGCAGCCTCTTTGGCGCTTTTTGCCCTTCCTATTATTAAGGCAATTATTCCTAACCTTAGAGAGTGGAGAGCAGAATCTGAATTAGTATTTGACGAACATAAAGCGAATCATGAAAAGTGGAAGGAGAGAACTCAAGAACAATCCGCGAATTTAAAATTACTGCAACTTGACGAAGCAAAATTGAAAGAATCCGTGCAAGAAACTGCCAAAGCAAGGGGAAAAGACCCAACAAAAGGAGGAATGGGCTATATCGCAGGAGCCACTGACGATGGCAGAGCAAGAGCTGCAGCAAAGAAAGGGCTCAAGCAAGCAGAAGCAGATTTAATCAAGCACAGTAAAGTAAAGGAAGGGATTTTTAAGGGGTATACTGCGAAAGAAGTAGCAATTGCACGTGCTGCTTATAATAAGCGTGCAAAATTGGCAGAACGTCATACTATGTGGCTAAAGAGGCAATGGGATAAGACAGTTACACATGCTCAAAGAGCTCAGGCTAAAATAATGACGGGCTGGTCTACAATGTGGATGGGAATGCAAACTGTTGCAGCAGGGGCAATGACAGCTATAAATGTTGTTATGTCTTTGGCAGGCGTTTTGGGTGTTCTTACCATGATTGGTGCTGGCTTTGTGGCTCTTTACCGCTGGATGAACCCTTTAACCGAGGAAGCAAAAAGGCAGGCAGAAGTTATAGATGAATTAGCAGAAAGATATAAAACTTTAAACGAGGAATTAACCAGATCTAGACAAGCTAGGGAACAGTATACTGTAGGTAGTATGGATGCCACAAACATAGGGCAAGTATTACAGAGTGCTGATGTTAGTAAAGTAGCTGAAGATATGGCACTTTTAGCTAATTTTACGGACCGGACTAGTGATAAATATCAGGAACTTTTAACAAATTTAAAAGGAACTGTTAATGAGCTAGTACGAACTGATAAAGCTTTTCGACCTTTATTAGCTATGCTTAAAGAAGCACAGGGGGAAGGAGGAAAAAAAGGTAAGGCCCCGGACGCTGGCGCTTTAAAACCAATGTTACAGAAATCCTCGGATCTCATGGAAATTGGAAGTAAGATTTCACAGCTTCCCGAGACACTAGCTAAAGCAGACAAAGCTTTTATTTCTTTAAGTAAATCAATGATAAAGTCAAATCCTTTAGATACCTTTTTAGAGGCAGAAAAGACTTCTCTTGATTCTCTACAAGTACAAATAACCGCAGCAAAAGAGAAGGAGGCAAATTTAGCGGCAGAGATAAGAGAAAAAGAAGGGCTAAATAGGCTTCAGGAGAAATTTGATAAACATATGCTAGAGAACTTGAAGAAGGGCGGCATAAGATCACAAAAAGCTGTAGAGGCGTGGGAAAGCGCGAATGAGGAGCAACGAGAAGAATGGCGGCAGGCAGGTGAAATAAGTATATCCACGCCTGGCGCAAGGGGAAGTGTACATACACGAAAGTTTGGTATTGACGTAAGTTCTCTTGCAGGCAGAGGGTCTCCTGAAGAGATAGCAGCACTTGAAGCAAGAAGGGAGGCTTCAGAGGAAGAAGCAAGAGACGCTACAAAAACATTAGGAGAAAGAACAGGAAGAGAAGAGATTTTATCGAAGCTGCGATGGGATCAAGTAAAGGCTGGAACGGAAAGATTAAAAGTAGAAGTAGCAACTATAGAACAACAATCTCTTGGGGTAACTCATGCAGGAAAACTACATAATTTAGAGTTACAAAGAGTAAAGGGGACTCATAAAGTACAATTAGCAGAAGAAGCAGTAGCAAGAGCAAAAACAATTCAGAGTACCTTAGACGAAAAGAAAGACAAACCAGAAGACATAAGACTTGCAGCAGAAGCTGTAAGGCAAGCAGAATTATTACTTGACAAAGAACGAGCTAGTAATAGACTTGCTAACTTAAAATTAGATAAAAAAAGAGAAGAGGTAGAATTAGCAAGAGAGTTATTAGGTATTAACATTGCAGCTCAAGGCTTTGAGATTGCTGCGCTGACTAAACAAAACCAATTAAAGATGGAAGAGGCAACAGGAGGAGGAACTTTTGCTTCTCAAGTAAGAATACGAAATCTTAGGAAAGGAATTCTAGAGGATAGAGCTAGTCAAGCTGCTCAAGATATTAAAAAAGCTGAGAAGATTTTTGATGATAAAGTCTTGAAAAATATGCAAGAGGCAGCAGATTTGAAGTTTGGGGTACAAGGATTCGGTGCGACCCTGAGCAGAGAATGGCTGGAGCTGGGAGGTTTTGGCGACAAAGCTAGAGCAGACGCAGGTGTGGAAGCGGGTAATATTGAAAAAGCAAGGAAGAAAAAGGAAGCGCTTGACAACGAAATAACCGCTTTAAAGTCAATTGCTGAGATAAGAATAGAGACGATGAAGGGCACTTTAGAACAAGCGCAGGCTGATTTAGAGTTAGTAAATGTGGCTGAGCACATGAAAGAAACGGAAATGGCTATTTTAATAATGAAAAGAACACAGGTTGATGTAACACAAGCGCAAATAGACGAGATGAGAAGATTAGCTAAAGAAACACATAAAGTAAACCAGGCAAAAGAAGACTTCGAAACTTTTAAAAACGCTATGCATCAAGGATTTGCAACAGCTTTTGAAGATATTATTACAGGGGCAAAAAATGCTAAAGAAGCTTTTGCGGATATGGCTAAGGCTGTATTACAAGCAATGGCTCAAATAATGGCTCAAAGAATGGCCACAGCCGCGATGAGTATGATAGGTATGCCCGTGGCAAAAGGAGGAATACCTTTTCCAATGGCAAAGGGAGGGTACTCTTTAAATAAGCATAATTACTCAAGAGGGGGTACCGCAAGAGGTGCTAGCTCTGGTTACGCAGCAACTCTACACGGAAATGAGGCAGTAGTTCCACTTCCTGATAACCGTCATATTCCTGTAGACCTACAAGGTGGTGCAGGTCAACAGAATATTGTAACTGTAAACGTCTCTATGGATAATAGCGGTAATAACTCAGACTCTAGTTCAAACGGCCAAATGGGGGCAAATATAGGAAAAGTAATTGCTCAAGCAGTACAAGAAGAATTACAGTATCAAAAGAGATCGGGCGGTATATTAAACCCCTATGGAGTATCATAATGGCGGTCGGATTAATAGTAACAAATATTACTGATAAAGTCATACCGGATAAGACTTTAACTAAGGCTTCGTCTCCTAACGTACTGGTTGCACAATTTGGCGACGGGTATCAACAAAGAATTGCAACGGGTTTAAATTCTATAAAAGAGACTTTTACTACTTCGTTTAATAATCGTCCTAAAGCAGAAGCAGATGATATTGATGCATTTTTTAGTGCAAAAAAGGGAGTAACTGCTTTTAACTTTACTTATCCCGATACTAATTCTACTTCAGCAGCTACAGCGGTTACTAGCGGAAGCCCTGGGTCTACAACAAATATTACATTGACTTCTTCAACTAACAACTTAGATATATCTCCAGGAGCGACAGTAACAGGTCAAAGTGTGACTGTAGTTAGCATTTCAGGCACCGCATTAGTATTAAGTGGAGCAATAAATGTGGCGGCAGATACTACTTTAAATTTTGTTAACTCTAACGAACGAGAAGTAAAAGTAGTATGCCCTGATTGGAACGTTGCTTTTTCTAACTCTGACCATTATAATATAAGTGCAACTTTTGAGCGAGTATATGAACCATGAGCAATGTAGTTATAGCAACAGATGCCCAAGACCTAGAAATAGACAGTGGAATAGTAGAACTATATGAGATTGAAATAGGTACTGTCCCCGAGGGAGAAGATTTAGGTACTAATATACTTTATTTTCATCCTGGTAAGGATTTAGATAATGGTACTGCAGATAATGACTTAATATATAATGGGAACACCTATGTAGCTTTGCCCATTTTTTTAGAGGGGATAGAAAAATCTGCTGAAGGGGCTTCCCCTCGTCCTAAGCTAACTTTTGCAAACGTAGAGTCTATTATTAAAGATAATTCAATTTTTAAAACACAGATGGATGATGGTACTTGGCACTCAGAAATTGACAAAGTTGCTGTAAATTCAGATAATTTTAAAATGGATGATTTAATAGGTGCTAGAGTTACTAGACGAAAAACTTTAGAAAAGTATACTGGTTCGGGAGTAACAGGCTATGAATTCGGGAAAGAACTCTTTGTAATTGATAGAATAACTAACAAAAATAGTATTTTTATAGAAGTAGAACTAGCCTCCCCCATGGATTTAGGAGGGGTTAGAGTACCAAGACGTCAAGTTATTGGAAAATATTGTCCTTGGGTCTATCAACAAGGAGTGACTGATATTACTAAAAGTGCTTGTATCTGGAAGACTCACGAGCAATTCGAAGATAAAGAAGAAGATGTTTTTAGCTTTTATTTTACAGTTAATGACGAGCCCTTAGTACTAGCTAGTAAATTTACTGGCAATACTGCTATTCAGCCTTATTGGCAAGGACCGCATAACTCAAGCACTCCTTATACAAAGAGCCATTTTGTATATACAGGCTCGTTAACAGACAATCCTATATATTGGAGATGTGAATCAGACCATAGCGGTGTTACTCCGGAAGAAGGCAAAACCCAATGGCAAATAGTAAGAACTTATACTGTCTGGAGTAATAGTGAGAATTATACAGTTAATTCAGCAGATGCTAGAAGGAATTCATATGTTAAATATGGGAATACCATATGGAGAGCAGTCAG